TTACGAATCCCTAGAGAATGGGGGGTGTGAGAGAAATCTCCACCCCCTATTTTCATATTTCCGTTTTGTTTATTACTATTGATACTAGTTAATAATTTTGGAGAATAATTGTGGCCCTATTTCTCATCGATCAAGCTAAAGTAAATGCGTACAGTGCATCTATAAAGTTTGGTAGAACAGTAAAAATATCTTCATTAAAAAATGAAAACTTTAAAGTCTATACAGATGCAGCTACCCCGGCACAGGTAAGCGCTCCATTTGAAATCATTAATACAATAAAAGATTATAATCAAATTTCTAGAATTATAAGTCTTTATTGGAAAGCTAATTTAGTTGATGGCCAATCTTATTTTATAAGAATTGAAAACATTGTAGATTCAGCTGGATCAATGGTCCCTTATGAAATAATAAAATTTACTTACGTTTCTTCCGCTACGCCATCAGATAAAGAATTTGTTGATCCAGGTACAATCCCTGTTTTGATCGAAGATAGATCCGTAAAAACAGAAGTAGACATTAGCTACAATATTATAGCTAAAAATCCTTTATTTTACATAGAAAATATTGACCCAGTTGATGGTGATTTTTATTTATCAAATGATTACAACTATGGAAGAGTCACTGTAACCTTTAACGAAAAACCAGCTTCAAACTTTTTAAACAATAGATATTTTTTGTGCCAAAGAAAGAAAATACAAAAAGGTCCTTCTAGGTGGGAAAACATTACCACAAGTGTGAGCACCCATTCTTGGAGGGCAGAAGTGTATATTGACTTCCCTTCGCTAGACGCAACCCCATCTTATTTTACTGCTGATAAAGATTATTTTGAACAGGGTTATAAATATAGAATTAAAATTTCTAAAGATATTGGAATTTAATATGGCTAATTTTGTATACAAAAAAGCTAAAGAATCTTTATTAAATGGTGAATTTAACTTAAGTTCAAATAGCTTAAAAGTTCTTCTTATTGATAAATCTTTATATACACCAAATGAGAATTCAGACCAATACATCTCAGACATACCAGCAAGTGCTATAAAAAAAAGATCAAATAGCATGACTAATGTGGTTAACTCATTAGGCGTATTAGATGGAGATAATGTTTCCATAGCTGACTACAATGGGCAGTATTTTGATGGGGTAGTTTTATATCAAAGCGGAAGCTCAGATTCTAATTCAAAGTTAATATTTTTTATAGATACTTCAAGTGGTCTACCATTTGTAGGATCTAACAGTGACACTCCTGTTACTATAATCTGGAGTGATTCAAATACTAAAATACTTTCTATTTAGGAGTTTTTGTGGCCACAAACTATCCAGCATCATTAGATAATTTTGTAAATCCAACAGCTAATGATACTCTAAATTCGACTACAGTACCACACCATCAGCAACATACCGATCTAAACGACGCGGTAGAAGGAATGCAAACTGTTTTGGGAATCAACCCAGCAGGTTCTCACCTTACAGTTAAGGATAGAATTATTGCAGCAGAGTCAAATATTTCAATTCAATCAGTTTTAAATGGGATGACAGATGTTACTATAGATTCAGCTGCGAGTGGTCAAGTATTAAGATATAACGGCTCTCAATGGGTTAACTACGCGGAGTCCAATCTTGTTGATGGAGGGAATTTTTAAAAATGTCTAATACACTAAGGATCAAAAGAAGGTCTAGCGAACAAGCAGCAGGCGCCCCAGGGAGTCTTGAGAATGCTGAATTAGCATTTAACGAAGCGGACAATACCCTTTATTATGGAAAAGGAACTGGCGGAGCCGGTGGCACTGCCACCAATGTCATAGCGATTGCAGGCTATGGAGCATATGCTACGCTTGGAACAGAACAAACAATATCTGGTAATAAAACTTTTTCTGGGACAATAGCAGTTGCAACACCAACTGCAAACGCACACGCTGCTACCAAACTATATGTAGATCAAGCAATAGGTGGAGTCGCTACTGCATTTACGGTAGCCGCCAATACTGGTTCTAACTTAACAATAACTAGTGGAAGTGACACGTTTACAATTGTTGGCGGTACAGGAATAACTACTGAAGCTAGTGCTACAGATACTATTACCATAACAAACCAAGGTGTTGTTTCTTTAACTGGGACAACTAATGAAGTATCTGTTTCCGCATCAAATGGTTCGGTAACTTTAAGTCTTCCAGCTAACGTTACGATTAGTAATAATCTCACTGTAACAGGCGATTTAATCGTTAACGGAAATACAACAACGCTTAACACTGCAACTTTAGTAGTTGAAGATAAGAATATAGTTTTAGCCAACACAGCATCTCCGACAGATGTAACAGCAGATGGTGCTGGTTTTACAGTCAAAGGCGCAACAGATAAGACTTTTAACTGGGTTGACTCAACAGACGCTTGGACATCATCAGAGCACGTTGACCTAGTATCAAGTAAAATCTTCAAAATTGATGGGACTTCAGTATTAAGTAACACCACACTTGGTTCAGGTGTTATTAACTCAAGTTTAACGTCGCTTGGTAATGTTGCAACAGGTACTTGGAGTGCAACAACTATAGGGATTGCCTATGGTGGTACTGGCGCAACTGATGCAGCTAATGCAAGGACTAACTTAGGTTTAGCAATTGGCACAAACGTACAAGCTTATGATGCGGAACTAGCAGCAATTGCTGGCTTAACTTCTGAAGCAGATAGAATTCCTTATTTCACTGGAGCAAACACGGCAGCTCTTGCAACTTTTACCGCATTTGGCAGAAGTCTTGTCGATGACATAGATGCATCTGCAGCTAGAACTACACTAGGTCTTGGAACAATTGCGACACAAAATTCAAGCAACGTTTCAATCACAGGTGGTTCTATAGACAATCTGACCTTTGATGGTGGAACCTTTTAAGTAAGAAAGGTTTTTAATGGCCGTACCGAATTTATTGAAAGGGCAAATAGCCCTAGACCCAACCAATGATTTATTGTATTATGTCAACGAATCTAATACAATAGTCTCAACATCTTTATCTTGGGTAAAAAATAATAGCAATATATCTACGGTAGAAAATGTTGTTATAAGTGGAGACTTAACTGTATCTGGTTCAACAGTAACAGTTAACGTGGAAACTCTTCTAATAGAAGATAATATTATAGTCTTAAACACTGGGGTCACTGGTACGCCAGCCGTAAACGCTGGGATAGAAGTAGAGCGTGGGACTTCAACAAACGTCCAAATTCGTTGGAACGAATCAACGGACAAATGGCAGTACACTAATGATGGAACTACGTTCTATAATATAATTGGCGAAGGAACAGATCTTACTGGAAATCTTACTGGTAACGTAACGGGCAACGTCACTGGTAATGTGATCGGAAATACAACTGGAAATCTTACTGGTAATGTAAGCGGTAACGTAACAGGCAGCGTAACTGGTAACGTAACAGGAAATCTTACAGGAAACGTAACTGGGAATCTTACTGGTAACGTAACTGGGAATACAACTGGAAATCTTACCGGCAACGTAACTGGCAACGTAACAGGCAGCGTAACTGGTAACGTAACAGGAAATCTTACTGGCAATACAACTGGCAACGTCACTGGGAATGTTGTTGGCGATGTAACCGGTAATGTAACCGGTAATTTAACGGGTAATTCTACCGGGACCCACACAGGCGCGGTAGTTGGGAATGCGGATACTGCAACTAAGTTATTAAATGCTAGAACCATATCTTTAACAGGGCCAGTTACTGGGTCAGTGTCTTTTGATGGTACATCTAATGTTTCCATAACGACTTTACTAACAGCAGAATCTTCTGGCATTACTAGCCTTTCAGATGTTACGATTACTTCTGTTGCTAGCGGCGATTTATTAAAATATAATGGAACTAATTGGGTAAATGCAGCAGGGTACGCAACTCTAGATTCTCCAACTTTTACGGGCACAGTAAGTGGTATTACCGCAACGATGATTGGCCTTGGGTCAGTCAATAATACTTCTGACACGGCTAAACCAGTTTCTACCGCTCAACAAACTGCACTTGACCTCAAGGCCGATATTGCTTCACCCACTTTTACGGGCAACGTTTCTGGTATCACCAAAACGATGGTAGGTTTAAATTTGGTTGATAATACCGCAGATACGGCAAAGCCTGTGTCTACCGCGCAACAGACGGCTATTGACCTTAAGGCGAATATTGCTTCACCTACATTTACTGGAAATGTTTCTGGCATTACCGCAACTATGATTGGTCTTGGGTCTGTAGACAACACTTCAGATACCGCAAAACCTATATCAACAGCTACGCAAACTGCCCTCGACCTTAAGGCGCCCCTCGCTTCGCCTACTTTTACAGGTAATGTAAATACGTCTATATTATTTGTAGATAGCATAGAGGTCGACACAACAGGCGCGACTAGTGGCCAAGTTCTTAAATATAATGGAACAAAATTTGCACCCGCTGCAGATAACGTGGCAACATCTGGCAGTCTTAACGTAACGGATTTAGCTGATGTACTCGTCTCAAGTGTGTCAAATGGCGAGGTTCTA